ACAAGAACAAGAACAAGAACAAGAATCCGAAAAGAAACTCCCGCCCCTAGACGAACCGCGGGGAAAAACCCCATTTGTCATGTGCAACAACCCGACTGAAACAATCACCGAAGACATGCTGGCGGACGCGGGCCTTGAGCCGGGCAAAGTGTACATGTTCAACCATTCCAAGCAAAAATTTGAGGAAATCCGAATGCTAGAAGACAGCGAATTAGGCGACATTTTATCGTTCAAACCCGAAGAAACCCCCGCCCCTGCGCCGGTTGTGGATGAAACCAACCCGGAACACTACCAAAACTTCAGCTACAACACCGAGGTCATTGACATTGCCGAAAACCTGTCCTACAACGCCGGCAACGCGGTAAAATACCTGGCCCGCGCAACCCGGACAGACGGCCAAACGAAACACGAAAACCCCCTCACTGACCTGCGGAAAGCCAAATGGTACATTGAGCGGGAAATCGACCGGCTGGAGCGCGGCAATGAGTGATACAACCCCTTTGGAACAAATCCGGGACCATCTACAAGCCGTGCTGGACATTATGACTGCGGAGTACCCATCCCAACTGGACAACAACGGCGTAATCGTGGCGCTTATTTGTGATGCTTGGGGTGAAATTCTTAGTACCACCCGGACGAAAGATGTTTCTCTTAAAGCCTGGTACAAAGAAGCCCCCAAAACCCCAAGTGTGGACCGGCAAGCCTTGAACGAATCCATTTGCACCATGGCGGGAGAATAACCAATGATTGAAATTGAAGGCCCGCTGAAATTCGAACAGAAAGAAGCAAACGAAACCATCCGCAAAATCGCCGGAATCGTCAACGATGCCATCCACGCCCTGCGGGAAGTCGCGCCAAACGGGCTGCACATGCAACGCCTGGAAAAATCCCTACAATTCACCACGGGACTATTATGTTTTGATGTTACGAGTGAAGCCCTAGACCTAGACATTCCCAGCAAGCTTAAAACAGAACTCTACGCTGGAAAGGCCGTGCTTGTTGAAATGAACACTGAGGAAGAAGAAGCAGACATTAACCTGTTCGACCCGGAAGAATACATGTTCACTAGCACCCCCGCGGAACAATAGGAAGAAAAGGACAAGCCAGTGGATAATTTCCAACAACTCACCTCGGCCCTTGAAACATTCAACCAACAGGTCATGGCGGAAACCAGCCGAATCCCCGCGGCCGAAACCGAGGTGGCGGTGTTCGGGTTTGTGGTGGTTACCCCCGCCGAGGGTTTCGAAAACCAGCACAGCCCAATGGTCATGGCGGCCAGCAGCCTACCCGGGGTCACCCCCGCGGAAACCATTGTGCAAGCCATGGTGCACTTAGCCCACGACGTGTATGGCATCCACGCGGTACCAGTGGAGAAAGGAAAATAAGTATGTCACGATTAAAAGTCGAAAAAGTCCAGGTGAAACCCTTACGTCCCATCATTCGTGACGGACTTCAAAACGAACAATTGCTTGAAAAAGTAATCACCCCAGGGGTGTATCTGGTGGGTCACACCCTAGCAACCTCCCAAATTTTAGATGCTTTAGGAGATCACATGGAGGCGAAATTTAGCCAACATGAAATGCCGGAAGGTTTCCTAAAGTTTAAAGAGTACGTAATCAGGTTGCGAGCTGCCAATCCAGATAATGGCGATTTCCTCCCTCACCCGCTCATGCCCGCAGTGTTCGGCGGCCGAGTCTGCTACGATAGCCACCACCTGCCCAACCCTGACACAGCCCAGCCCGGCGCCTACCTCAACAACATTGTGGCCCAAAACCACTGGAGCGTGCTAGAACACGCGCACTTCAACTTCTATCTTGAAGGCGTGTCCCGCAGCCTCACCCACGAACTAGTGCGGCACCGGCACTTCAGTTTCAGCCAAGAATCCCAACGCTATGTGGCTCAACCTCCCCGGGTGGTGGTACCCCCCAACGCCACCGCGGATGAAGAGCACGGCATTCTTTACGTATCGGCTTATGTTTACGAACAGTATGAAGCTTTAGATCAAGGTTTACTGGGAGAAAAAGACGGTTTAACCCGTAAGCAACAGCGAGAGAAAAGCCGGGCTGTACTCCCCAACTGTTTCGCAACAAACATTATGGTGTCCGGCAATCTGCGCAGCTGGTTAGAGTTCCTGCAAAAACGCCTATCCCCCGCCGCCGACGCGGAAATCCAGCAAGTAGCAGGCTTCATCAAAGAAGAACTAGCCGAGGCCCTCAAATTCCCCGACGGCACCCCCCAATTTGACATTGATGGGGCCTTAAACGGCCCCGCCACCAACGAACAACAATCCCCCAACCATGAGGAAAACAACAATGAGTAAAAAACACAAAAAACAGCGGACCCTCACAGAAAAAAACCTACAACTGTGGTTTCCAATCGAAAAAAACAAGGTCACGCATTGGAAAATCGACCGATATTTAGACGACCTACTCATCCTCCGGGGCTTTGACGAGGTAGCAGACCGTGTGAAATGGTGGAACGAAAACGCAGGCCACTACAAAAACATTCACCTATGTGACCGGGCCGAAAAATGGGACCGGAGCAAAAAATACCGAAAACGCCACATTGCCATTTTTGAAGAAGAAGCAAACGAACTCATCCAGGCCGCCCGGGAAAACAACATCCAAGAAATGCTGGACGGTTTCGGCGATGTGATCTTCACCCTGTTTGGCATGGCCGCCGCCGCCGGCATGGAAGACCAAATTGGCCTCACCATCCTAGAAGTCATCGCCTCAAACGATTCAAAACTCAAAGGCGACAAACCCCACAACGCGGAAGGCAAACTACTTAAAACCGAAACTTTCGTCCCACCCCGGTTCGATCTGGTGGCAAAAGCCATGCTGAAAGAAAACTAGGCTAACATATAAGTGGGAGATTGTTAAGACACCCCCAACCCTATTCCTGGCCAGGGTTGGGGGTTTTTGCCGTGCTACATTAAAACTACAGAACAAAACACTGGAGGTTACAAGTATGAGTGTTGGCCAGCAGCGGAAAGGCCGTGCCCTCAACAAGGCGAAAAAAGGCAAAGGCATGCACGGCGGCCGGTGGAATCATGGTTTCGTGCCACTCAACGCGGTAGCGAAACGGCTAAAAGAGAAAAAATTCCGGCAGCAAGGCGTTCGGCGGAAAAAACTAGTCGGGTCAAAATAGGATGCCCGCGTCAAAACTGTGCTCATACCAGTGGGATGACGCCGCGGGACACCATGAATGCCTAGAATTCGCAGCTCCCGGTGGTACCAGGTGCCCTAGGCACAAACGAGACAACACAAAACCCAGGCGGGTGGGGGACATCCCGGCAAGCCTCAAAGAAGCAATCCGGCAGCGCGACAACTACAAGTGTGTCATCTGCGGCACCCCCGGCATGGAAGTAGACCACATCATTCCCCTCCGTGACTTCCCGGAAGACAGGCGCACCCTAGAAGCCAACCGGCCCAGCAACCTACAAACCCTATGCTTCATCCACCACCAACAAAAAACCGTGCGGGAAAATGCGGACCATTTGGCCCCCACCCAAATGTTCGACTACACCACCACATCACGAAACAGGCACCGGCGGCGCCTACGCGGCCAAGGCCTGTGCTTAGACTAGGGTTATGGAAATAGTAGTCCCCCAGCCAGAAAAAAACCCCGACGGCACCATTAACTCTTGGCCAACCTTAGGGCCCCAAGTGTGCGACTTCCTGGAAGAAAGAATGGTGTTCGGCCCAGGGTCACTCGCTGGTGAACCCTACAAAGTTCGTGACGACATCCGATACATTCTCTACCGCGCCTACGAACACTACCCAGAAGGCTACACCTATGAAGGCAACGATCTTACCGGCCGGCGCCGCTTCAAAAAAGTCATAATTTCCTGGCCCAAAGGCCTAGCCAAAACCGAACTCATGGCCATAATAGCCTGCCTGGAACTACACCCGGACGCCCCAATCCGGTTCAACGGCTACGACCTAGAAGCCCCCGGCGGTATGGCCCCCGGCCGAAGTGTCCGCTCCCCCTACATTCCCTTACTAGCCCCCACAAAAGACCAACTGAACGACCTGGCCTATGGTGTGGCCATGGAAATAATGAAAACCATCCCCGATTCTGGCCTGTTTGACCCCACCATGGCCCGAATCCTCATCCAGGGGGAAGAAAACTCCAAAATCCTACCCGTCGCCCCCATGCCCAACACGTTGGATGGTAAAAAACCCACCTTTCAAGGCATTGATGAAACCCACCGGCTAGAAAAAGACCGACACCACCAGTCAGTGCAAACCATGGAAAACAACCTGGGTAAACGCTACGAAGACGACCCGTGGCAACTGTGTATCACCACCGCCGGTGACCCCAACGTTGACAGTGTGGCATCCCGACAATTCACCCTAGGGATGAAAATATATGAAGGCCGAATCCAAGAACCCGACACTCTGTTTTACCACCGGCAAACCAGCGACAAAAACGCGGTATTCGACACCATCCCCAACCGGCTGAAAGCTTTGCGGGAAGCTAGTGGCCCCGAAGCAAGTAGGTACCGGGATTTGTTATCTATTGCCCGCATGTGGGACAACCCCGACGTTGACCCCGCCTACCTAGAACGAGTGTGGTGCAACCGGTGGGTGGCATCGGCCCGCATGGCGTTCAAAAAAGACATGTTCGCCGAACTAGGCGACCAAATGCTCATCATCCCCCAACGCGCGGACGTCACCATCGGTTTCGACGGGGCCGTGTCCAAAGACTCCACCGCTTTAGTTATGACAGATATCAAAACCGGGGTGCAAAACCTCATAGGGCTGTGGGAAAAACCAGACACCGACGAGGAATGGCGAGTCCCAGTGCACGAAGTCAACGATGTTGTGGACTGGGTTTTCAAAAAATTCAACGTCGTCAAAATGTACTGCGACCCCTACTATTGGACAAACGACATTGACCGCTGGGCTGGGGTTTGGGGGTCAGACAAAATCATATCCTGGCCAACCACCCAGTTAGACCGGGTGTATTATGCGATCCGCGCCTATCAACAAGCAGTAGAATCCGGCGCGGTAGCGCACGACGGAAACAAAGACCTCATCCGACATGTTGGTAACTGTGGCATAGCCTACAGCAACCTATTGGATGGGGAAGGGCACCGCAAATTCCGGTTGTCAAAACTCCAATCCGAAAACAAAATAGACGCAGCCATGGCCGCCATCTTGTCGTGGAAAGCCCGCATGGACTGCCTCACAAAAGGCTACAAAACTGATCCGCCGTCGTCACAAATGCCGTTCCGCATACGATGAGCCGGGTAGCATGAAACCTAACAATCAAAAGGAGCCTATTTATGTCCCTACCCACAATCCAAGTTGGTGAACCGGCAAAAATCAGTGCCGGGGATGATGTGCTAGCCGCCACCCTGTCCGTACTATTCAAAGAACTACGCGATAGGGAGTACAACCTTCGGCGGGAATTATCCTACCTGAACAACCATCCAGTGGATGATGTTGGGTCCCCCCTTATTCAAATCACCAGCCAAGACCAATCCCTACGTGTACTACGAAACCTAGCGCGAACCAACTTCGCCCGGCTTATTGTGTCCGCCACCACAGACCGGCTAGGGATACACGGTTTCAAAACAGCGGAAGAATCCGGGGAAGACGGGGACGAAGAAGCAGCCCGCCTGTTCGCCCTAGACCGCATGGGGGAACAAGGCTTGGAAGCAATGCGGCTAGCAATATCCCACGGTGTGTCCTACCTGGTGGTAGACCCATTCACTGGCCGGCAAAAAATAGTACCCCCCTCCAACGGGGCTGTCATCACCGACGCGGTGGGAGAAGTTCAAGCAGCCCTAGTAATCCGCCGAGAACGCGCCGCCAAACGGGACGTGTTAGACCTATTCCTACGGGAAGTGGACGACATTAGTGGTGAAGCAACCGGGCCCACCCGAATCTACCGGGCCACCAGGCCAGCCGACCCGGAAGGAGAAAGCTTCGTGCCACCCAACGAATACACGGCGAAAACCACCCGGCGCGACCACGAAATCCCCATCGGGGCTGACCTCACCGGCGGCTGGAAATGGCTTACCACAAGAACCGTCAACTACCAGCGCATCCACGTCACCCCCCTGGTGAATGAAGGCCGCATGGCCGACTTCACCCCCGCGGTCACCATCATTGACCGGATCACCCACATGCGGTGGCAACGTTTGGTGGTGGCCACCCTACAAGGTTTACGACAGCGGGCCATTTCCGGGAACCTGCCGAAAACTGACCCTGACACGGGGGAAGAAATCGACTACAACGAAATGTTCGCCATCGGCCCCGGCTCCCTGTGGCGGCTGCCGGAAGGCGCGAAC